TGTTGATTAAGCAGCAGGAACAAACCCTGCTCTGGATGGCTCAGTCGTTGCATTGATTAAAGGGCTCATAACTGGATTAGCAACTCTTAACACATCTATAACAGCATTGAACACAGCAATTGGAGCTAAAGCAGATGTGGCAGTTACAAATCCAGCTTCTGAGGCTTCATTGATTGCGTTGACCAAAGGAGTATTGACAGAAGTAACTCCAGCTGGCTAATGCTTAATCAGGAGGTAAACTGACGTGATAATGTATTATGGATCTAAAATAAGTGACAACATGACAAAGACACCAGAAGGTTATCTAATATGTCACAACGTACCAATTGGACGTACAGGCAGTATGGATTATCTCGGTGAGGAAATAGGACTTCAAGATAAAAGAGGACAAAGAATTAAAGTATATCGAAAGCCAGAGGAACTATTTAGCAAAGCGACTATAGCAAGTTTTGAAGGAAAGCCAACAACAAACAATCATCCTACACAGAATATCGACTTAAATACAGTCGGTATGCTGACAAGAGGACATGCTGAAAACATTCGTCAAGATGGCGATTTTTTATTGGCTGATTTATACATAACTGATGCTGGTTTAATTGCTGAGATAGAGAATGGTAAGCGTGAAGTATCATGCGGGTATGATTGCTTGTGGGTGCCTGTAGGAGAAAACGAATACGAACAAAAGGAAATAGTCGGTAATCACGTTGCAGTAGTTCAGAATGGACGAGCTGGAACGCGTGTTGCTATAAAGGATTCTATGCCTGAAAAAATTAATGATAACGAAAGGAGCAATAAGAAAATGCCAAAAGTAACTAATAAGTTTTTAGCCGCGCTTGGATTTAAGCATTATGTAGCTGATGCAGAGCCAGAAGAAATCGCAAAAGCTATGGATGCTTTAAGTGAAGAGGAAGGAATAGGGGCAAATCCTGATTCAGAAGCTGACGGAACAGAAAAAATAATGTCTGCTATTGCACAACTCGGGGAGGCAATCAAAGGTTTGACAGACAGAGTAACTGCTCTTGAAGAGTCTGACAAAAAGGTCCATGAAGAAGTCGGAGCAGATGCTGAGTTAGAAGGTCTCGAAAAAGAGCTCGAAACAAAAGATGAAGAAGGAAGCGGAACAGTTGAGCCTGAAGAGAAAAAAGAGGAAGAAAAAGAAGAGGACAAAAAGCCTGCTGCTGATTCTGCTTTAAAAAAGTTCGTTCAGGATATGAAGCCAATAATAATGGCGATACCCGATGAGAAAGCAAGAAATGCAGCTGCAAAACAGTTTTCACAAACTGTTAGAGATGCTAGAGCCTCAGGTGCAAATGGTTACGGTGATATTGTTTCAACCGTAGCTGGTCACAAAAAGCAAGCCATGGACACAAAGCAAGTTAAATCAATGAGCCACGCAGAGGCAACTGCAATAGCAACTGAAGCTTGGAATAAAAATAACGCTCACTATAAGGAGGTAAAATAATTATGCCAGGAACAGTAATCGGAAAAAGCCTTAATCTAGGCTATGCTGGTAAAATATCAAGAAATGTTGGGAACATCATTGGCTCAAGATTCATTAAGTCAATTCTTGATGGAAATGGAGCAGAAACACAACCTTCAGTTCCATTCGGATATCCAGTTGTTTTAAACACAGATAATACTTTCTCCAAGTTTGGTGCATCGGGTTCCGGTGTATCAGCCGCAACAGCCGCAACCTTTGGGGGTATTGCTGTAAGTGAAGTTAAGCAAGTACTTACCTACGGTTCAAATGCCACAGGAGAATACACGCCTAATCAGCCTTGCGATGTGTTGGAGATAGGTACTGCTACAGTATTTGTATCTGATACGACAGCAAATGCTCCAACAGCAGGAGGAAAAGTGTATATCTGTACAGCAGCAGGTAATGGCTCCTTGACCGTTGGTGAATTGTTCGCAGCTGTAGCCCCAACAGGAATAGGCACAGGCACAGTGGTAGAACTTACCAATGTAAGATTCACAACAGGAAAGGTCGATGCAAACAAAGTAGCAGAAGTCACAATATTAACTAGGGTAAATCCATAGTAGAAAGGGAGGATAAAATACAATGGGAAAAGAGATAATTACTGCAGCAATGCAGAGGACAATGAATGAGTTAATGGCTTCCGGGCAAAAAGGCGTTGTTTTGGCACAGGCTCCTGGAGCAGTGTATGGTCCTGGTCTGGATACAGCAGGAGCGGCAAGTGGGATGGCTTTCTTAGTTGGAGAGCTTGAGAAACAAGACCCAAGACTATTAGAACCATTAACATCAATTACAGCTCCACGTGACATCACAATGAAGCCAGGTGGAGGATGGGTGTCGAACACATCTAATGTATTTGTTGACTATGCGTCTTCCGGAAACGATGAAGATAGCATTATCGGTGGAGAAACAACCAACATCCCTGTAACTCAAGCAAACATCACAAAGGATGTTTACAAGGTAAATACCTTCGCAGAAATACTCAGAGCACCTTTGTTCGATGAGTACAAACTGCAACAGGTAGGAAGAAGCCTTACACAGATTCTTGATGATGGCTTGAGACTTAACTTCAACAAGCTTCTTGACAGAAATGTTTATGTTGGTATTAGCAAGACCGGAACATATGGACTTGTTAACAACCCAGCAATAACAGCTGCGGCAGTTGCAAACGGAGTAAGTGGACTAAAGGCTTGGACAAAAAAGACACCTGATGAAATATTGTATGATGTTAATGCAATAATTGAGCAAACATGGGCAGACAGCGAGTATGATTTAACCGGTATGGCGAATCAAATATTGATTCCTCCAGCTCAATACGCTTACATCGTAAACACTAAAGTATCCACAGCCGGAAACATGTCTATACTGAACTATTTGCTCGAAACCAACATAGCAGCAAATCAGGGAAGAGAATTAAAGATATTCCCATGTAGATGGTGTATAGATGCTGGCGTAGGAACACCAGCAACCCAGAGAATGGTTGCTTATGTTAACGCTGAAAACAGAGTTAATATGGATTTGACTGTACCTCTTAGCCGTGTTATGACAGCTCCGAACGTAGGAAGTGCATCATATGAAACATTATATGCTGCTCAAATCGGACAAGTAAAATTCTTATACACTCAGTGTGCTCGTTACGCTGATGGTATATAAGGAGGAAACCAGATGATAAAAGTATTAGCAACTAAATCACTTGAATTTTCTAACGGAAGCGAAAAAGCAAAGACTGTAATAGGTTTTTGCTCGCTCCCTAATTGGGTTCAAAAAGATCCGTACTTTAAGGCAGCTGTTCTTGAAGGCAGCATAAAAACCTTTGAAAGTACAAGCGATAAAGCTCTTGAAGACATCAAAAAGGATGAGGAAAAAGCAGCCGCGCTTAAAGCAGAGATTGAAGAATTGGAAGCAAAAAAGGCGGCGCTTTTACCTGATGATGATGGATCAGAAAAAGAAGTAAAAGAAGTAAAGGATGTAAAGGAAGCAAAAACACAAAAAGAACCTGCAAAAAAGTAGGTGATTAAATTGTATAACGATGTAAATTCTTCACAGATAATTGCGGATGCATCAAATATAAGAACAGGAGAAAATCCTTCATATAGTGTGGAGGATTTTCTCAATGTTTATCCTCAGTTCGGCAGTATTAGTGGCAATGATGGCTATATGTCAGCAGAATTACTGCAAATGTACATTGATTTTGCTAATGCTTGCGTTAAACAAGCGCGCTATCATAGTGCATGGAAGATATGCATGGGGCTATTTGTTGCTCATTTTGCATCTATGTGGTTGCAAGGAACAGCAGCTCCGGGGAGTTCAGCAGGGCAAGTTTTAGCGGCCTCTCAAGCAAAGGGGCTAAATACTTCTGAATCAGTAGGAGATGTATCAGTAAGCATGGATTACAGTAATGTTGGGAATGACCTTGATGGTTGGGCTCAATGGAAACTTACGATATACGGACAACAGCTCGCAAGCATTGCAAAGATGCTAGGTAAAGGTGGAATGGTGGTGTAGCAAAATGTTTAATGCGTTTGCAAAGGTAGAAGTTAAATCCGACAAAACACAAAATATTGAGAAAGCTCTTAGATTCTTATTAAGCAAGGATGTTCTTGTAGGAATACCTCAAGAGAAGAGCAGTAGACCGGAAGATGAAACAATTACCAATGCAGAACTTGCATTCATACACTCAAACGGAATAAGAGAAAGATCTATGCGTGCAGATATGGCCAAGGATGTCCAAGAAAAAGGATATCACGAAGCCCTTGACATGTATATCTATTCTCATGGTTCCCCATTGTGGCAATCACCGCCTAGACCTATTATCGAGCCAGCAATAGAAGATGATAAAGAAGTAATCTCAGAATTAATGGGAGAAGCTTCAACAGCTGCATTGGATGGTAATATCCAGAAAGCAAATCAGAAGTTACAACAAGCAGGACTTGAAGGACAAGCCGC